CTCCTTTTCCTTAGAATCCAGGGCGTCATAAACGCGCTTCATCTTGAGGCGCTCCGCCTTGGCGTTGTCGTACTCGTTGATCAGTGCCACTAGCTCATCAACTTGGCGCTTCATTGCATGGTCCCTCCAGCCATAGACTCCAGGACGATGTCCCGCACGGTTTTGAAAACAGGGGCGTGGTCAGGCCCCACGTTAATCCAGGATTGCTCCAAGAGTAACATGGCGCTGACAAAATCTGTGGGGAGTATGGCGACAAAGTCGGGCTCGTACTCAATAGCCACGACTTGAGCGCCGCCAATAACGACGAGTTTCATTTCCACTTAACTGCTCCTTCACTAGAACGGCCCCCCAGTGGGCCTACTGCAAGTGTAGGCTACCGGGGGGTTTTTGACAAGTGCTATTTACTGTTTTCCTTTACGTATTTATCGTACTTTGCCCGAAAATCATGTTCGGGTTTTAAGTCACTAACACAAACCCAGCTTCCATCACGCTCATACAAAGCATCAATGGGAGCACTCATTTCCTGCGCCTTTTCTTGCTGCGCTTTAATGTAGTACTCGTGCGAACTAAGCTGCTTTCCCCAAAGACGAATGCCCAGATATTCACTTGCTTTTGACATTACTTAACTCCAATAGCATGGTGGCTGAAATCTTGGCGAATAGCCCGATCTTTCAAGACACAACTCCGGCGGTACGCGGGCACGAGTGTGCCATTGGGCAGCTTCACTTCCAACCGGTCATACATTTCACCATGGGCTTCGTACATGCCGTAGTGGAAGAGCTCCCCCACGTATTCCGCGGTGTCGGTATTATAAGCCTTTCCATCCTTGTCATAGCAGACTTCTGGGATCAGTCGCTTGGGTTTGTGTTTCAACCGCATTAGTCTCATTGTTAACTCCTGAATTTTCAAAGAACGCGCCCGTTGGGTGGGCACGCCCAGTATAGCACAGACTACAAAAGAATAAAGCCCCCTAGGGATAATCCTAGGGGGCTCCGTTCCGGTCTGCCCGAGGAGCAGTGAGGGTGGGCAGCTTGCCTCGATGTTGGCTGGGGCCTATAATGGCAGTGGCGGGCCATAGTAGGGGTCAACAACGAGTACCCCTACTATAGCTCATCTTGCGGTAAATTGCAAGTAGGAGCTAACTATGATGTTGAAGTTTCAACAAATAGAAGATACGGTCAAAAAAGAAGTCGGCGGTATAGGGGTCAAAGCCTGTAGAAAGTACCTCTCTGAGAGGGGCATCACCGATGCAATCTCAGACAAGTACAGCATCTTCTTTTACTCATCCCAGTCAATCATCGGCTGGGATGATAATCGCCTGGCGATAGTCTTCCCCTACCATAATACGCGAGGGGAACAGACTGGCTACTGGACAGCTCGTCTTGTAGACCCGAATTTAATTCCGGCATCAGGTTTCGCTGCCTTGCGTCAACGCAAGCGGGGGAAGCTATACGCCCCTGCGGGCGAGACGCCTCAGCCATACTTCACCCCCTCGGCGAATTGGAAAAATATTCCTGACGGAAGCACGATCTACTTTTGCGAGTCAGTGATCAAAGCGCTGGTCGTCGGACACTACGGGCAGAAATACGCCATCGGATTGAATGGGGTGTGGGGGTATTCTAGCAAGAAGAGCGACCAACCTATCCTAGCAGGAATTCAGGCCCTGCCGTGGGAGAAGAAGCACCTGAAGGCAGTCGTGCTCTACGACTCTAACGTGGACACTAACCACGACGTTCAGGCAGCAATCTCAGAGTTCGCATCCCGAATGCTGCGGTACTGCAAGAACACGCGCCCGCGCATGTTGCGGCTAGATGCGCCACCGAATGGGGAGGAACAGTGGGGCATAGACGATGCATTCCAAGAGCTAGGGCCGGAATGGTTCCACGATTTCCTGGACGGGCCAACGTATGAAATTGAAGTAGACCCAGTCCAACTGGCGGTAGCCAGGCTCAACGACGAGGTCTGCTTCGTCAGAAAGGGTTCCTTCATTGCTGAAGTGGACAATGGGAACATCTTAAGCGTTAATCAATTTGAGAAGGGGAACTACGCGAACAGAGTGGTGTGGACCATGGGGGAACATCCTAAGCGAATCTACATCGCGAAAGAATGGAAAGAGTCCAACGTGCGCCGCACGGTGGCGGAGGTCGGGTACAGTCCAGGGGATGACACCTATTTCAAAGAGGACGGGGTAGAGAAGTTCAATATGTGGAGGGATGATGGCGTTTCGGCGTGCGAAGGAAACGTGCGGCCCTGGCTAGATCTTATAGAGAATAGCATACCGGACCCAGAGCTCAGGCACTGGATAATCAGTTGGTTCGCATACGGGGTACAGAACCCTGGGGTCAAGATCCTATCGTGCATATTCATCTATGGTAAGCCTGGGGTAGGAAAGAACCGACTTCTAGATCCGTTCCGGGCCATCTATGGGCGGAACTGTATCTTCATCTCTAATGACGAGTTGGAGAGCAAGTTCAACGCCTCGTATGCGGCCAAGCAATTCGTCGTCGCCAACGAACTCCAGCGAACGCGGGAGTCATCTAAGATTAATCGGATTTTGAAAGTACTGATTACAGAACCCAAACTTCCATTTCATGCCAAGGGCAAGGATCCTGTTGATATCTATAATCATATCAACTTCGTTGCCATATCCAATGATACTGACGCCATGCCCATTGACGAAGAAGATCGGCGTATGTGCGTCATCAAAATGGAGAATGTCAAGGATCGTAGAAACGATCGTGTCTACTGGCACACATATGATGAGTGGCTGAAGGGGGGCGGGCCATCTGCTCTCAGATGGTACTTGGAATCTTACAACGTGGGCGAGTTTGACCCAGCGGCATATCCTCCGGAGACGGCGTATAAGGAGGAAGTTCGCGAGGAGGGGCGGACAGCCCTGGAGCAGTTCTGCCACGAACTGCCGGGAAATCTGCCACCGGTCTACGATGATCGGTCTGTCTTCACAGCGATGGAGCTGGCGATCGTCTTCTACAAACGCCTAGAACTTGAAATTTCTGAGTCACAGTGCAAGTCGTTGGGTCATGCGCTCAAGCGCATGGGCTACAAGCAGGCCCATGGAGGGCTCCCTATCAAGGCGGGCCAGCGGAAGCTGGCCCGGTACTGGGTGATCCGCGAGGTCACTAACGAGTGGGACTATTCTGCTGTGCAGAATCACTTGAAGGGCTGGGACAAAAAACACCCCGCCGGGGCGGGGTGCAAATTCTAGGGCTCGTCTCCGAGCACTGCTTGGAGAGGTTCTATGTTGCGTGGGTTCCGCATTGCGGCCCACGCCGCCCAGTGGGTCGCACTGGCTTGCCAGGCATCCCAGAGGGCCTGGGTCATGTGGGCATCGTATCGTGCGCCGGACCGGCGCACGATGTGCCCTTTACCGGAGGCCCACTCCTCAAAGGCTTTTCTGTTCAGGCTCATCTAGCCCTCCTGCTTTCAGGCCCTCTCTTAGAAACCACCTGGCAAGGGCTAGGTCGGCTTCGCTAAGCGGGGGAGGGAGAGACTCCCACGGTGGGGGGTCCTCCCAGGTGGCCCTGGCCGACTCAAAGATGCTCTCTAAGTTCATTTAGTCGCTCCTTCAAAACTTGCGTGGCTGCGGCTAGGCCGCAGTTGAAGAAGTACTGAACCATCTGGCTCTTGGTGGAGCCAAGCGTGATCTCTGGTATGTGAGTCGCATTGTACTTCTTCAGCGCCTCCTCAAACAGGGTTTGGTCTGTACCCATTTTATCACCTCCATGTTAAAGAACAGTGCCCGCCGCGTGCCTAGGGGGGCGGGCACCTACAGTGTAGCCCCTTGAGTAGTCTGGGGGTAGGGGGCTAGCCCCTAGGCCCGGTGGCCCTGGGGGGCACCCTCGGCATGGGGCCGATCAAGTTGTTGAGGGCGCCCATTATGTGGATGTTCGCGCTGATGAGGCGCTCACGCTCTGGACTGGTGGGCGTCGTGCTTATGAGATATTCCAGCTTGGCCTGTAGGCCCTGGAGATCGTACACGAGCTCCTGGGGGGTGGGATAGATCATTGGTTGGGTCCTTCTGCCATGTGAAATTCCACTCTTATGTAAGTCTCATCTTGAAACAAGATGTAGATAACGTCCGCCTTCACGATTACGTCGCTAACGTCCTTTAGGGTTTTACCGATTTCCTCGCAAAAGCGGGCGACAACCTCTTCCAGATGGGTCACATCTTACTCCTTTTGTTAAAGAACTTCGCTGGGCCTAGGGGCGCCAGCGGGGGCATTATACCAGTGTCTAGGGTTCTGAGGGGCTGGGCCTTGGGATCAGAATTCCATGAATCTTGATTCCACACATTTTGGATGGAGGGGGCGAGCGATCCTCGAAAAACGCAAGGGGTGTTACTCCCCCCGTGGCCTCGGAACAACACCTGTAACAGACGTAACACACCCCCCGACAATAACCCTACGCTTTACTTATCGAGCTCCATGTGCTAGCCCCACATCCGATGTGTAACAGCCCCCGAAGTGTGCAGTATGCACGCACAGTGGGGGGTATCCCTGTTATACTACATGCATGGGTTGGCAAGGTGAGCTGGCCCAGCGGCCCGGCGCCTCCCGGGCGGTCGCCAACCAAAAGGTAAATCATGGCCACCAAGCAAAAGTCTGTCCCCGCCAAGCGTGCCCCCAAGGCGCAAGCCCCCGCGCAAATCGTGCTGCAAAGCGTCGCAGTTGCCAACGGCATCGCCGTGGCCGCTGTCGCGGTTAACCCCGCGCAAGTGTATCGCACCAAAGCGCCGCACAACCAAGCGTGGTTTTCGGCCATTGTGGCGCAAATCGGCGCCAACACAGGCGGCCCCCAGGGTGCCCACCCGGCCACGGCTGCGGTCGCGCCCATGCTGGTAACCAAGGAAAATCCGGCGGGTGTGCCCAGCCACTTTTTCGGCTACTGCCTGCGTCGCGGCTACCTGGTCAAGGCAGCGTAAGCGGGGCGCCCCACGAGGGGCGCCAGTTGCGCCCAGCCCGCTGGGCGCGTAGCGCCAGGCCAGCCGACGCTCCGCTTGCGCGGAGCGTCCTGGTCCCTCGGCCTCCGCCGAGGGCGATACACGAATCTGAGGGGAATTGAAATGAAGATTATTATGGTCATCGCTTACGGGATTGGAGAGGGCGGATCTCTCACGAATCCGTGGGCCGCCGAGCCCGCTGGGTATTTTCAAACCATCGTTAACGGCGATGCGTCTTACGAAGATCAACGTAAGGAGGCGATCCGTGACTTTTGGGAGCACGTGGGTCGCCACGAGCCGATCCGTTGGATGGAAACGCGGGAGCCGAAATGATTAATGGACGCAACCGCCAAATCCACACGCACGAACTGCGTGAAATTCTCGGAATTGCCCACACGCCGGCCGAAGGCCTGGCACCGCGCGAGGTGAATGGGGTGAAGGTCTGGGCTGTCCCGCTCGTCCCAGGCAGCGCATTCCAGCTGCGGATGCGCTGCGAGTGTCCCACCTGCGGAAAGCAGATGGCGGCTGGACGATATGCGCAGCACGCGAAGACTCACGGGGGGTGATATGTCCTGGGGGCTGGTGTTCATTCTGGTACTGTTCTACTGGCTCCTCATGAAGGACGAGTAGGACGCGTCAGAGGGCCGCAATCCCTCTGACGAGACTCGGGGTCTCGTCGAGGTTTTTGCGCGACGCCTCGTCGCGTTCGAGATCCTCCCACCCGCGTCGATATCTGAGTTCAGAGCTGATGGGGCGAATTCTTTACGAATCTGGTGAGGGTCGAGACGAATCTGCCAGCGTCGAGACGAATTCTGACGAATTCGGGGGGAATCACCTGGCGGTTCGAGGTCTGAAGTCAGAAGAAGCGAGTCCCGACGACGTAGACTTCGGATCGCCCTGAGCTCCCCGATTTACTAACGAATTCACCTAAATACAGTACGAATCGTGGGGGGAATCGTGGGGGGAATCGTGGGGGGAATAGATATCCAATTACCATTGCATTGCCTTGTGTTGTTTGCGCCTATATGCATATTAGGTGAGTCCTCATACCTCTTATACCCTTATCTTCGATATGATATACCCTATAGTACACTTAATATATATTTCAATATAATAATATAATAATATAATAAGAATAGGTATTTATATAGGTATTTCGCCACTTACAATGATCCTCCCCCTTTACAAGGCGACCGCCTACAATGGTGTCCAGACTTATATAAGACCGAGACCCTATCTCGAAAGTGGTATATTACATGGCGCCAAAACCCGCTACTATGCACCATGCCCAGCAACCGCCCATTCCGTCGGGGACGGCCCCCAAAAGAGGACCGTGAAGTAAGCCTGACCGAGCTCGCTTCGTCCCCGACGAAGCTGCCCCAATTCCGTCGCTCCAGTGACGGGTTTAGTCGCCAAGAGCTCGTCAACGCATTCAGGAACTCCTTCCAAATGATAGGAGGAGTGGACGCCTTGACGATATGGGCAGCAGACAATCAGACGGAATTTTACAAGCTGTTCAGCAAGTTGTTCCCAGCTGCAACGCTCAGTCTTGACGCTCAGACCGCGCTAATAATCCAGCACGCAGTCCCGCCGACCATGCTGGACGCGCATCCGTCCCCTCGCATTGACGAGCCTATCCAAGTGGATGGAGAGGTCGTCAATGACAACGATCACTAGCACCTACGTTCCCAGGCCCCACTTCCAAAGCTTCCACCAGAGGAATGAACGCTTTGCCATCCTCGTCATGCACAGGCGAGCAGGGAAGACCGTCGCCGTGGTTAACGACCTCCTTGAAAGATGCGCATACAATACACGCCCCCATCCGCGCTATGCCTACATCGCCCCCTTGTATCGCCAAGCGAAGGAGATTGCATGGACATACGCGAAGGATTATGCCGCCCCGTATAGCCCAAAGATATCAGAGAGCTCGCTATATATAGAGCTCCCCCACAATCAGGGCCGACTGACCCTCTACGGCGCCGACAACCCTGACTCATTCCGTGGTCTCTACCTAGACGGTGCCGCCCTGGACGAGTTTGGGGGAATGAAGCCGAGCATATGGAAAGAGGTCCTGCTCCCTGCCCTCCTAGACAGGCGCGGCTGGGCCGTATTTATGGGCACGCCCAACGGACCCAACCACTTCCGGGACATGTGGTACGGCCGACAAGACGACCCAGCCTGGTACACTGAGAGACTGACTGCCTATGACACAGAGGTCATCTCCGAGGAGGATCTGGACGAGCTTAGGAGAATGATGGATGAGGAGGAGTTCGCGCAGGAGATGTTGTGCAGCTTCGAAGCGTCCACGCGCGGAGCGTATTATGCCCGTCAGATGGAGAGGGCGGAGACGCAAGGCAGAGTCCTAGCACTGACCCCCGACTCCACCCCCCTGCACTTCGCATTTGACCTGGGCTGGCGCGATAGCACCGCCGCCTGGGTATGGCAGCGTGCGCCTGATGGACTCAGGATCCTGCGGACATTCAGCGCGAACACACGCCCCGTCTCCTACTACATAGAATGGATTGCCGCCACAGTCTCCGAGCTCCGCGCTCCGCAAGGGAAGGTCTGGCTCCCGCAAGATGCAAGGGCGAAGTCTCTCCAGACAGGCCTCTCCACGGTGGAACAATTCCTCGCCAAGGGGATACACCCCCGAATTGTCCCGAATCTAGACCTATTAGACGGAATTCAGGCCGCGCGGGAGAGGTTCCCCCTCCTCTTCTTTGATAAGGCCGGCACGTCTGAAGGTAGGATGGCCCTGAAGACATACCATAAGGAGTGGGACGAAGATCGTAAGGTGTTCAAGGACACCCCCGTCCACGACTGGTCTAGCAACTACGCCGATGGATTTAGGTACATGATATTGGCCGACGCCGCGGACAATCCTGTGCTCTCCGGACCCGACGGTGCGGAACGCACCGTCGCCGACCCTCGCGCGCACGGCGCGAGTTATGCATTCACGCTGGAGGACCTATATGGCACGAGATCAAGCTTCCGACGAATCTAAGTACTCCTACGGATGGTGGCTCGGGAAAATTAAATCTCGCTCCAATACGCTGAAGGAGAAGTTTTGGAGTCCGGGAGAGGATATACATAAGAAGTTCCTAGATAAGCGAGAGAAGACAGATTCTGACTCTAGGTATAACCTCTTTTGGGTGAACACGGGCATAGTCAAGGCGGCCCTCTACGCCAAGAAGCCGAAGCCTCTCGTAAAGAGGCAATGGAACCACCCCGATGACGCCCCTGGGAGAGTGGCGGCCCTGATATACCAGCGATGTCTCGAATATGACCTGACCACTGACAGGGATCAGCTCCACCACAATGTGATGGCGAGCGTGATTGACTACCTCGTGCCAGGGGGCGGATTCGTGTGGTGCAGGTATGAACCCACCATCGTTGACGCCGAGACGGAGCCAGTGAATACGCCGGACGGGATGGAACTCGTGCCCGCGCAGAAGTACCAGCAGATCACAGACGAACGCATAGTCGTTGACTATGTGAATTGGAAGGACTTCTACTGGTCGCCCGCAAGGAGATGGGAGGAAGTATGGTGGATCGCCAAGGGTATATGGATGCCATTGGGCGAGGCACGCACCCGCTTCCCGAAGAAGTTTGACGCATATGTGTCAGAGCTCGCCACCAGGCGAGACCAGGACGGTCTCCCAAAGGACTTTACCTCCGATAAGGTCCGCATCTACGAAGTTCTATGCAAGAAGACTAAGAAGACCTATTGGGTCTGCGACGATGTGGACTCTATGTTAGACGAGAAGGACTACACCCTCCGACTCAAGCATTTCTGGCCTGCGCCGAAGCCTCTGCTCTCAAATCTGACGAATGAAGACCTCATGCCGATGGCGGACTACCGTCTGCAGCAAGATAAGTACCGACAGCTAGACAACCTTGACCGACGAGTTCACCTCTTAGAGAATGCGCTGCGAGTCGCAGGCATATACGACAAGACTAACTCTGAGGTTAAGCAGATACTGAGTTCTCAGAACACTGAGAATGTTATGATTCCAGCTGAGAAGTTCCAGTACCTCGCGGAGAAGGGGGGCCTGCACAGCACAGTGGATTGGTTCCCCATTGAGATGATAGCGAACGTGCTGGAGAAACTGGTCGCCCAAAAGCAGCAGAAGGTTAACGAGATCTATGAGCTCACCGGCATTGCAGACATCATGCGCGGGGCTTCCAACCCAAGGGAAACCTTGGGAAGTCAGGAGCTCAAAGCGCAATATGGTTCTATGCGGATACAGGACCGGCAAGAGGATGTTTCAAACTTCGTTAAGGAGATACTCAACATTAAGGCGGAGATTATATCCCAGCAATTCCAAGACGAGACTATCAAGAAACAATCGCAGATTGAGTTGGGTGAAGATCCAAAACTTGTGGCTGAGGCGCTCGCTCTCATACGGAACCCGCGCGAGAACCCGTATAGAGTGGAAATCAGCGAGGCTAGCCTGGCGATGCCCGACTATAACCAGGAAAGGGATTCGCGTGTTGAATTCCTCACCGCGGTGGGGCAGTTCTTCTCCCAAAGCGCTCCGCTCGTGCAGATGGCTCCGCAATGTGCGCCCATGCTGGGACAAATGGTTCGCTGGGCGGCCGCAGGGTTCAAGGGTGCCACCGAGATGGAAGGTATGCTTGACCAGATGATCAAGATGATGCAAGAGGCCAGCCAGAAACCGCAAGAGCCCCCGCCCGACCCGAGCCTGCAAATTGCTCAGATTATGGAGGACGCGAAGAAGCAGGTCGCCCAGATGGACAACGATACTAAGCTGAAGGTGGCCCAGATGGAGGGGCAAACCAAGAAGGAGCTTGAGGTCTTGAAGGAAGTCTTCAGCGAGAACTCCCTAAAGATGGATGGCCTGTTCCAGCAAATCATTGAGGAGATGCGTCAGCAGGGCGAGACTGTGAAGCAGGGCCAGGTCCAGCAGCTTGAGCGTGAGAAGATGGTTATGCAGATGCAACAAGGACAGGAGCAACGAGACCATGAGAAGGAAATGGGTGCAAATCAACCTCCGGCTGCATGAGGTAGTGGATGGGGTGGCCGTCGTAGACGGGGCGGAGTGGGTGTGCTCCAACGGGCGGTGGCGCCCAGCCCAGGACGTGTCCTCTCCGTCTTATACAATTCTCAAGGACATTGGGGACTTCATAAGTCCAGTGGATGGGACGCATAT